AACAACAAGAACAACAAAACGAAAATCAGGAGCAAGCTAATGGCTGAAGACTTTGATTTTGGTTTTACTATTGTTGATGAGGAACCAGCAGGAACCCAAGTTCAACAGGTTGCTTTAGATGATAGTAGTTCCAAAGAAATACTAGCAAAATTATATGATTTAGAAAACAGAATTTTATCAGCAGATAATTCTGGGTTAATTAATGAGCATAGGCAATTAGTCGAACAAGACGTTGCTTTAAAATTAAGGGAAGTCGAAGATTTGATTTTACCGCTTTTGATAAACCTGAAAAGGGACCCTGAAAAGGAAATGATACATTGGCCTAATAGAACGGCTATTATTGATAAACAGATTGAAAAAATAAAGGCGGTAACAAGATATTATGAACGAATCCTCTAACTTTAAACCAAGGCAAGGATACGTAGAACAGGGTGTAGCAACAATACATCACTTCTACATATCCGGTCCTATAGAAACACCGGAAAAATATATTGAATGGTTTCAAATTATGCGACAGGCTGGACAAATGGATGCAATCTATTTGCATTTAAATAGTGGAGGCGGAAATGCTTTCACCACAGTTCAATTTATGAGAGCCCTGAATGAAACCAATGCGAGAGTAATTACTTCTGCAGAAGGTTTAGTTGCTTCGGCAGCTACTATGTTATTTTTATGCGGAGACCAGTGTGAAGTATCTGACCACTCGGCATTTATGTTTCATACCTTCTCCAGTGCATCATTTGGAAAACAACATGAGATGCAGGCACAAATTTTATTAGAGAAAAATTGGGGAACAAAATTAATTAATCAAGTATATAAAAATTTCCTAACAGAAGTAGAAATAGAAAAACTTATAGACGGCAAGGATTTTTGGATGGAGTCCGATGAAGTAATTAAAAGACTTAACAAACGAAAAGAATTAGAAGCAGAAGAATCCAAACCTGTTCGCAAAAAACGTAGGGTAACAAAAAAGAAAAATGTATGAGTATAGAATAAACATTGTTAAGGTAGTAGATGGCGACACAGTAGACGTTGACATTGACCTAGGTTTTGGTGTCTGGCTTAAAAAACAAAGAGTCAGACTTTACGGTATTGACACACCAGAAAGTAGAACAAGAGATTTAGAAGAAAAGAAATTTGGTCTTATGGCTAAAAACTTCCTAAAGGATAGATTATCAGAGGGTGCTACATTAAAAACAAGATTAGATAGCAAAGGAAAGTTCGGAAGAATTCTAGGAGAGTTTTACGTAATAGATAATGAAGGACATTCCAGATTTGAAGTTAGTGTAAATGTCAATGAAGAAATGATTATGAAACATCATGCTGTTAAATACTTTGGGCAATCCAAAGAGGATATAGCTGAGGAGCATTTGAAAAATAGGCAATTCTTTTCAGAAAGTGCTTGACATTAATTAAGTTTCTATGTATCATATACATATGAAACAAAATAAAAACACATTAGCAAAACTACTAGCAACCGAAAATGTAACGGTTGAGCACAGGCAAGTTCCAACTGCCTACTTTGAATTAAATACAAGAACTATTGTATTACCCATATGGCAAGAAATGTCAAATGACTTATACGATATGCTTTTAGGGCATGAAGTAGGACACGCTTTGTTTACACCTGAAAAAGGTTGGCATGACAATCAAGATTACGGCAGAAACTTTAAGACATATCTTAATGTTGTTGAAGATGCTCGTATCGAAAGAAAGATAAAACAAAAATTTCCAGGCATCGTTAAAAACTTTTATGGTGGATATCAAGAACTATTTGATAAAGACTTCTTCGGTGTTAAAGACAGGGATGTTAATTCACTTCCATTAATCGACAGAATTAATCTACACTATAAAGTAGGGTCAATGTTACACATTCAATTCTCAGATACTGAACAGGCGTTTTTAGATAGAATTAATGTTGTTGAAGATTGGGATAGTGTTGTTAATATCTGTAAAGAACTTTTTGACCATGCAACTAATGATACAAAAGAACAAGAAGCATTGCAAGACTTAATCGAAGAATTATTGGACAAGAAAATTGAAGAACAAGATGCTCCAGAGAATGGTGAAAGTTTATCAATAGAAACTGAAGAGTCCGAAGATGAGAATGAGGACTTCGATGATTACCTAACTACTCCTCCACAAGATGACGAAGAAGAAACTGAGGAAGGCGAGCAACAAGATACTAAAACTGAATCAGGTAAAGATACAGAAAATCCTGATATACCGTTTGACTTAGATCAACCAATTTCAATTACTGACCAGAACTTTAGAGAAAATGAAGATGAGTTTATAGATAGAGATTCACTTCCATTAAAATATATCACTATGCCCAATAAAATAGATACAGACTTTTTTGTAACTGGCATAGATGAATTATTAGATACTAAATGGGACCCAGCATCATTCAAAAGAATTGATGAGAATTTAAAAGAGCACATCATTCCAATAGATGATGCTAAAAATATTTTATTCAGAAAATTTGAACAAAAGAACAAATCATATATTTCAGCTCTTGTCCAACAGTTTGAACTTAGAAGACAAGCATCACAATTAAAGAAAGCTAGAACTGCCAAAACAGGTGAGTTAGACATGGACAAATTGTGGGCTACAAGATTAACTGAAGATGTATTCTTATCCAATACAATTATTCCTAAAGGCAAGAATCATGGTATGGCATTTTTCATAGACTTCTCAGGTTCTATGAGTCGAGACATCGAAGCTACATTAGAACAAGTTTTGATTCAATCACAATTCTGTAAAAAAGTTGGTATACCTTTTGATGTATATTCATTTACAACAGGCAGAATGTTTGATGACCCAGAAATGTCATACGAAACAAAAGAAAGACTTATGGCTGAGGCACAAGGCGGGAAAAAACTTGACCAACTAATGATTAACGATGATAATATACAAGTTAATCATTTACTAAGTTCAAGTCTATCCCAACGTAAGTATAATGATATGTTCAAGACATTACTTATGGTTGCAGAAACATATGCCGATAGAAGATACTATCACCATTACAGTTATGATGTAAAACCAACTGAATTTGTATATGCGGGTTATAGATGTCCAGATGTATTTCAGTTAGGCGGAACACCCCTAATTGAGACTATGGTCATTGCTACTGAACTCGTTAAAAAGTTTAGACAACAACATAAAGTAGAAGTAATGAACACAATACTGCTAACCGACGGAGGTCCTACAGGGCAATTAAGAGTCTATTGTGGTAAAGATAAATACTTTGATGATAGAAACTTTAATGGCTTTGCTATTAATGATAAAGGCAAAACTATTACACAAAAGAATGGCAGATACTGGTCAGATGGCAAGTATGGACAATACAGTTTAATTAAGAAATGGTTTAGAGCCCAAACAGATTCTAGATTAATTAACTTCCACATTGGTAGTTTTAGAAAGTGGGATGTTGAAAGAGAGTTTACTGATAAGTTTGGTTGGAACAAAGGCGAGCAATTATTTCAGAAACATTGGAAAACAGATTGGTTAAAGAACGGCTTTGTTGAAATACAAGACTTCGAAGAATTTGATAGTAAGTTCTTAATTAAAAATGGAACAGCTTTGGACATTGAAGATAATGAATTAGAAGTTAAGTCCAACAAGAAAGGCGACCTACTTAGAGGCTTTAAGAAATTCCAAGGCACTAAAAAGAAACAGCGTGTATTTGTTAACCGCTTTATCGAAAAAGTTGCATAAAGTGCTTGACATTTCTAAAACATGGTTGTATCATATGTGTATAGTTTAAAAAAGAGAGGTAAATATTATGAACTATGATAGAGAAACTTTAATAACAAAATTAGCAGAAACATTTCCAACTGCTTCTAGTGTTAAAAGAGCAGACGTCATTAACGTGATTGAAGAACATGGACTGAAATATCCACATTGGTTTTTTAGAGAAAACAAAGTAGGCTATAATCAGTTCGCTATTAACCCAGCACTCCAAGTTGTTAAGAAAGCTGAAGAGCCGATTGCAATTATAGAGTCAGAGACCAAGGCAGAATCCAAGGTCGTAACACAGGCAAAACTAGAAGTGGAAGTAGATAACTTGATCCCAACTAAAGACGATACATTCGTCCCATTTGGATTCTTTAAAGACCTGAATAAAATTATTAACTCAGGTATGTTTTACCCAACATTTATTTCTGGATTGTCAGGTAATGGTAAAACAACAATGGTCGAACAAGCATGTGCTAAGTTAGGCAAAGAAGCACTTAGAGTTAACATCAGCATTGAAACAGATGAAGATGATTTGATTGGTGGTAATACACTTGTCGATGGCAACGTTGTTTACAGAGAAGGTCCTGTATTAACAGCAATGAAAAGAGGCGCAATCTTAATATTAGATGAGATTGATAGGGGCTCTAACAAGTTGATGTGCTTACAGGCTATACTAGAAGGCAAGCCTTACTTTAATAAAAAGACAGGCGAAGTTGTGCATCCAGCACATGGCTTCAATGTAATAGCAACCGCAAACACAAAAGGACGTGGTTCAGAAGATGGCAAGTTTATGTCAGCACAAATGTTAGACGAAGCTTTCCTAGAAAGGTTTGCAATAACGGTCGAACAGGAATACCCTACACCGGCAAATGAGAAGAAAATTATACTAAATAAAATGGCAAAGGCAAATGTTGAAGATGAAGAATTTGCAGGCAACCTAGTAACATGGGCTGAAGTAATCAGAAAAACATTTTATGAAGGTGCGATTGACGAGTTAATCTCAACACGTAGGCTAGAGCATATTGTAAATGCGTATGCCATGTTTAACAATAGACTTAAGGCTATTGAACTTTGTGTAAACAGATTTGATGAGGATACAAAAGTAGCTTTCATTGAACTCTACAACAAAGTAGATGCCAAAGTTGATTTAAGTGAGGATGATGATGTTCGGGAAGAAGAACAAGATTAATTACAAATATAACGAGGATAAAATCCTCAACGAACTTGGGGAGTATGTAGAAAAAACATACTCCCAACATTATAGTTTAAATAAATTTCAGGCAACTGAATTTATCATTGATGCCGGACATGGCGAAGGATTTTTAATTGGAAACATAATGAAGTATGCCCAACGTTACGGTAAAAAAGATGGATACAATAGGGCTGATTTATTAAAAGTAATACATTATGGGATGATCGCTCTACATCATCATGATTATAAATATAAAGATAAATAATCAGGAGATTTAAATGTCAGTAACCAAAAAATATATAATCGAAAGAACAGGATTAAGTAAAGCATTTCCATCCTTTAGTAATACTGAGTATGCTTCATATAGAAGCCAATGGATAAGAGACAATTTTGTCCAAGCATCTGAAGAATTTTCAGAAGATGGATTAACTCAAACTGTTACACTAATTTTTGAAGATGATGCTCAATTACAAGCATTCAGAACAGCTTGCTATGAGAAAGAACAAGAATTGGGAATTACAGCAGTTGCGGATTTAAAAACATTGTTTGAAACCGACGACGATTTAACAGTTTCTAAAGAATTAATCACTGAATAATCCTTTTTAGGGGAGTTTAAAACTCCCCCTTTTATCATGTATTCTTACGTTCAAAATTTAGTAGCATTAATCTTATCTCAAGGACCCCAACCATATTTCTTTATATCAGGAGGCGCCCTTAAAGATTCCTACCTAGGCATTAAGCCATTGGACTTTGATATGTTTTCACCCGAACCCGAAAAACTTTTACCTGCATTACGAGCTGTCTTTGGAAAAGAAAAAGATGTTTCTAATACAGTTGTTCAGCATGATGCCGGTCCGTGGTCTGATCATAACTATTGGTTTTTTATATGGGATGATGCAGTAATTACGTTAGCAAAAAATCCGTGTTCACATCCACATGATTGGTGGGCAATTACAGATTATATAGATTGTATGTCAGCATATGATAGTAATAAGAAACTTCACAAGCACGAACTGTTTGACCATGTAATGGAAAATAAAATAATAATGTTTACCGGCATTACCACTCACATGGAAATTGCAATCATTAGATGTATGCTTAGATTAAAACAGGGTTGGTCATTATCTACTGAAGAAGCACAAAAGTTTTTTACAGACGACCAAGCTATATGGCAAACAACAAAACTCGACCACAAAAATTTAAACAACCGAAGAGAGAAATATCTTGAAATTATTAACAGCCGTTCTTAGTTCTGAGGACTTGGAAAAAACTAAACGTTGCCTAACAACTGTGGGTGATGATGTAGTCTTAATTGTTAATACTCTTAATAAAGATTATATTCGGGAAGTATTAGATGCTAAGTTGAATGTTTCTCAATTTGCAATTACACATTCTAACGGCACTCCCGGTTTAGGCAAACAATCAGTTCTCGATTACTTTTTAAAAACAGGCTATACTCATCTTACTTTTATAGATTCAGACGACTACTATATGCCGGGTGGTATAGAACGAATCAAGGAACACTTAGAGGGTTTCGATTATGTAGGTTGTTTAACAGATGTATTTACACCTCAACGTAAATTGATTTCAATGATGGAATGGAAATATCCTAAAACATTAAGAAAAGAATTTGCTACAGATTCAGATAAATTCAAAACGTTCTTTGCAACTATGAGAAAGATAAATAAAGCCTACTCTATTGAAACTATAGTCCAAAGGATTGTAGGACTTTCTAAGAACGGAGCTAAGGCATTTAAATTTTCCGACAAGTTAATGGGACTAGATGATGTTCAGGCACAAGTAAACCTAGCCTTAGAGTGTTCTAAGGGCAATATAAAAGGCAAGATAGTATACGATAAAGACATTTACTTGTATGATAGAAGCGACGGTGCAGGCACGTTATCAGATTTTGTAGATAACACATTTACTCCAGAACAAGAAAAAATATTTTGGGACGGAATACATGATGGTGAATATGATGGAGAAGCGTTTGAATATGAATCGGTCATCTCGAATTTGACTGAGGAAGAAAGGATGCGTATAATATTAGACTATGACATACATTAAAATTGATTCCAATTCAGACGTAGAATTAGTAAAACAATTTTGTTTAATACAACAAACAGCTAATAGCTTAGCAAACGATAATATAGATATTGAAGATTGGGAAAACAAACCTCATACTTTACTTCATACAATTTTTATAGAAAAAAGATTTAACGGAAACGGATTGTATCTTATATCAGAAGATTTACAATCAGGTGTAGGATATTATCCTGCAGACTTTGATGAGAACGTTTGCATTGTTAGTAGAGTTTATAACAAGCTAATTGCAAAAGGCCTTGGTAAAGATAACGCTCATAATATTTTTTATTATTTGTTAGACAAGGCAGAAGAAAATGGCTTTCATGGTTTTATAGAAACATATAATGAATATAATCAATTTTTATTAGAAAAGGTTGAAAGATATAATAGACCTGATAGACATTCAAACTATGCTTTTATGGCAGAAAATAAAGATGACGGCGTATGGCATAAGAAACATTTTAGAGAGCCGGGTATTAGGATAACTCCTTTTACAAGATTTGGCCCTTGCATTATTAAACACACCAAACAATGGTGTCTATATCATTTGTGGAATGAAACATATGAGCAGACATTGGTTGAAAAAATTGGTCGCCTAGGTGTTTGACTTAGGCGTTCCAATCCTATATAATATTGGAATATTTGGAGAATATACATTATGAAAATATCTAAAGAAACTCTTGATGTCCTCAAGAACTTCGCAACTATTAATACTAACATTCTAATTAGAGAAGGCAACATGCTTTCTACTATTAGCACAGGTAAAAATATTTTTGCAAGAGCTCAGGTATCAGAAACTTTTAACAAAGAGTTTGCTGTTTATGATTTGAACAGTTTACTCGCACTTCTTACTCTTATGGAAGATACAGAAGTGGAACTAGGCGACGAGTCGATTACAATTTCTAAAGGCTCTTCACAATTTGAATACTATTATGCTGACCCAAGTATTATTGTATCAGCACCTGATAAAACTATTGAAGTAGATTCATTTTTTGATTTCACTTTATCTAAAGAAGAAGTGGATATGATAATGAAGGCAGCTGCCGTAGTTGGTGCACCGATGCTAAGTGTAGTCGGCAAAGATGGTAAAGCTGTTCTTACAGTTGGTGACCCGAATACTCCTAGAAGTAATGCTTTTAGACAAGTGATTGGTGATACTGATAAAACTTTTGATGCAAGATTAGCTGTAGAAAATTTTAAAATTGTTCCTGGCAATTATGCTGTTACAATTTCAGAAAAGAAATTTATGCACTTGGCTAACACATCTAAGGACACAAATTACTGGCTAGCGCTGGAGCCTAATTCAGTAATCGGAGGCTAGTATGGCAGAAGGCACTAATATAAAATTTATTCCTCAGGTTGTTTTCAAACTGAGAGAGTTAGGAGAGTGGAAAGAAACACTTACACAATCCTTATTTCAAAATAAAAAAGTAGTAGTCTTTGCCTTACCCGGAGCATTTACTCCGACCTGTTCTAACCAGCAATTGCCAGGCTATGAATCTTTGGCAGAAGAATTTTACAAGTTAGGTGTTGATGAGATATTTTGTATATCAGTTAATGATGCCTTTGTAATGAATGCTTGGGCGCAAGATCAGGAATTAAAGAATGTAAAAATGTTACCTGATGGCTCAGGCATATGGACAACTTATATGGGAATGGATGTCAAGAAGGACAACCTAGGTTTCGGTATGAGGTCATGGAGATATGCCATGTTAATTAATGACATGGAGATACATGAGATGTTCGTTGAAGAAGGCTTAAAGGATAATGCAAGTGAGGACCCCTATAATGTTTCAAGTCCTGACCACGTATTAAAATGGTTAAGAGAAAATGGCTGGGGTAAGAACTTAGAAATAAATATACAAGACGGAACAAGTGTTGAGGAAAAGCTTGGGTAAAAAAGTAGAAGTGATTTTCATAGAAAAATCGGCTCAAAATTTTCCGCAGAAAATACGCGCGCGTAAGGAAATCTAAATTATGGAAAATCAAGAATTTTTATGGGTCGAGCGATATAGACCTAAGACACTAGATGAATGTATTTTGCCCGATGATAAAATACAAATCTTTAGGGACTTTATTAAGGCAGGCGAAATTCCTAATATGTTACTATGTGGCACAGCTGGCACAGGTAAGACAACCATAGCACGCGCTCTTTGTAACGAATTAGGTTGTGATAGTATTATAATTAATGGTTCCGAAGAGTCTGGTATCGACGTTCTGAGGACTAAGATAAAGAACTTTGCATCTACTGTAAGTTTTGAAGGTAAACCTAAAGTTGTAATATTAGATGAGGCAGATTACTTAAATCCTAATTCCACACAGCCTGCACTTAGGGCATTTATTGAGGAGTTTAGTAAAAACTGTAGATTCATATTTACTTGTAATTTTAAGAACAGAATTATTGCTCCCTTACATAGTAGAACAACTGTAATTGACTTTAAATTGGTCAATGGACAGAAAAGACTAATGGCATCTAAGTTTCTAAAAAGAATGTGTCATATTTTAGATGATAATGATGTTACATATTCAGAAAAGGTTCTAGCAGAACTTCTAATGAAACACTTTCCTGATTATAGGAGAGTAATTAACGAATTACAAAGATATAGTTCCTCAGGAGTTATTGATGAGGGCATATTAAGCAATCTATCAGAAATTAATACAAAGGCATTAGTAGATTCAATTAAGGATAAAGACTTTAAGAAAATGAGGCAATGGGTTGCGAATAATGTAGAGTCAGACCCTCAACAAATTTATAGAAAGGTATATGATACTTTATTGGAAAAAGTAAAACAAGTTCCGCAGTTAGTTTTAATTATTGCGGACTATCAATATAAGAGTAGTTTTGTTGCCGATCAAGAAATAAACCTAACTGCTTGTTTAACGGAGATTATGGCAAATGTTGAATTTAAGTAAAATAATTATATCACTATTTTTATGTGGTAACGTCATGGCAGATACATCTATTAAATTGGGTGCTATGATTAAAGATGAAATGTTAGACCTAAACTTTGCTCTTGATTCAAAGCAAGAAGCAAATGGCTGGCAGAGAGAAATTGAATCTAACTTCTTTTATTCTGATAAAATGAACAATGAGGGTTTACTAAATGGAAAACTTATCTTTGATTTTTCAGGCACAAGATGGGAAGGCACCACACATTATATATTTGCTGTGGGCGGTTATAACTTTGATAGATACAGAGACAACGAGGAAAGAATTGTTGCAGGTTTAGGGCATGGTATTAAGTTACTAAGAACACCTACAACAAAAGCATCGTGGGAAACCTCAATAGCTAATCTAAATACAGATATAGGCAATGAATTTATATTGAGAAACAGCCTATGGTTCTTTTACAAAGTTGCAGACAAAGTAAGTTTTACAAATAAGTATTTAATTGAAAGTGGAGATGTAGAATACGTGAGAAACGAAACATATTTTAATTATCAACTAACAGAAAAATTAAAGTTATCACTAGGTAATGTTTATACTGAGGACCCTATTAGTGATAATGTAACAACTATTAATCTTAACTTTACTCTATGACAGGTGTCTTAGAAGGCTTTGGCGATGCTGTTGTAAGTATTGATGCAGAGCAATTTATAGAAAAGAAAAAGGCAATTAGTCCTTTTGACTTTGCCAATAGTATTAACTTTACTAAAGAAAACCTAATTGTTGATGAGTGGTCAGAAAAACAATATAATCCTTACATAGTAAACAGGGCTCTAAGTTATGGGCCTGATACAGTTATTGCTGGCAACGAAGTAAATTCAAGACCTCATTTAGATAAGAAATTACAATATGACTTTTTACTTGGTATTGTGTCTAAACGAAAAAGATATAACAAGTGGCTAAAGCCTGAGAAGGAAGAAAAACTAGAAGTTATAAAAGAATACTATGGTTACAATAACACAAAAGCTACCGAGGCTTTACGTTTACTAACCGACGAACAATATGATGTAATACAGAAGCGATTGAACAAGGGTGGTAAAACTTAGGAACTTATAAATATTCTTATTATAGAATACAATTATGAGTGAAAATTTTTTTAAAATTGATTACCCTGGCTATAGTCCACTAGAAATCAAACTTAATAATGCAGATGATTTCCTAAAGATAAGAGAAACTTTATCTAGGATAGGAGTTGCTTCTAAGAAGGATAAAGTTTTATACCAATCTTGTCATATTTTACACAAACAAGGTAGATACTTCATTGTTCATTTCAAAGAACTTTTTGCATTAGACGGCAAACCAGCCGACTTTGAAGATTTGGATTTGCAGAGACGTAATACGATTGCTGATTTATTACAGCAATGGAAACTCCTATCAATATTAGATACTGAAAAGGAATGGGAAAAATGTCCTATATCACAAGTAAAAATCTTACCTCATAAGGAAAAGAGCGAATGGGAATTAGTAACAAAATACAGCATTGGAAAAAAAGACTAAGGCAAACTGAAGCTCTCCAAACAAACATCCTACATTACGTCAGCCTGGCGTGTATTATTCCGTTAGCATTTTTAGGCACCTGGCAAAATTGGCTAGCAGTGTTTATTCTTTACGTTTTACTACAACTAGGTTCCACAGTTGGCTATCATAGACTTATAACACACCGAGGTTTTGAAACTCATAAATCAATAGAATACATACTTTTATTCTTAGGTGGTTTTGCACTAAACTCCTCAGCTATTGCTTGGAAAAGTGCTCACCTAAATCATCACAGATACGCCGACAAACCAGAGGACACCCATTCACCTGAATATGCCGGTATATGGAATTGTTTATTTAATACTGCATTACTTATGGCAGGAGATAGTAAACGACAGCGTGTAAAAAGAGCATTGATGTATTGTAAAAAAGAATTACAAAATCCAGTTTACAAGTTTCAAGCAGATAATTATTTGTTAATTATCTATGGTTTTATTATACTATTGGCATTAATAAATCCTATATGGGCTCTAACATATTTGGTAGCAGCCGGACTCTCAAAGTTTGCAATGGCACTTATTGCCTCATATTCACATAGAGGCGGAAACACCCACGAAGATGGTTGGCTAAACGTAGTTGCTTTTGGTGAAGGACTACATACAAGACATCACAAAAATCCTAGAGAAGTTATTTGGAGTAACTTTGATTTAGGAACTTGGTTAATTAAATTAATTCGTATTTGATGACCAAAAAGCTTGAAATCTAAAAAAGAAACATTATAAATATAATTGTAGATGCCAATAATGGGTCTACACAATATTAACTTGCTTATTTTAAAGGAGAAAAATATGAATAGCATTAAAACCTATATTGCGTCTGATATGCAAAAATTATTAGACGAAATTTCACCGTTCAGTGTTGGCTTTGACCGAGCATTTGAAAATCTTAGACAAATTGCTCCAAGCACTGGATATCCCCCATATAACATCATTAAAGAATCAGATGAAAAATTTGTTATTGAGTTAGCTGTGGCTGGCTTTGATAAATCTGATTTGAGTATTGAGCATAAACCTGAGGATAATCAACTTGTTGTTAGTGCAAAAACTAATGATGAGAACAAAGAGTTCTTCCATAAAGGCATTGCCAATAGAAACTTTACAAGAGTTTTTGCATTAGCAGATGATGTCGTAGTTGGTGAAGCCTCTCTTAAGAATGGAATGTTAGTAATTCCATTAAAGAGAATTATTCCAGAGGAGAAAAAACCAAGAACGGTAAAAATCAAATAAAAACTTTCATATAAAGTTAATAAATATAGGTGTGGGCAATTATGTCCACACCACCTTAAGGATTATATTATGAGTAAAGAAGAAACAAAACCAACTTCTCAATTACAAATCGTTAAAATTTCGTCCGGAGAAGAAATTCTAGGTAAAGTTAGCGATATTAGTATTGAGGGCAGACAGCTTATTCAAGTTGTTAACCCAGCAGTTGTTATTATTCAACCACACCCAACCGAAGAAGGCAAATTTAACGTAGCTTTGGCACCATATGCACCATATGCTGAGAAATCATTGGTAAGTATTATGCCCAATCACGTAGTTGCAATTATGTCTCCGGTAGCTAATTTAATTGATGAATACAATAGAGTATATGGTTCGTCAGTTATCATGCCAAAAGAAAAGAAAATCCAGCCAATTAAATAGTTTGGTAGTCTACCTACTTGACTTTTTACTAATCTGTCTGTATAATTAGACTATGGACTTTTATACTTACGCATGGCAATATGGCAATAAAGTTCTTGTTCGCGGAATACGTGAAGGAGAAAAATTTATTGAAAAACACGCTTTTACACCTACACTTTATGTTCGCTCTAATGAACCTTCAAAGTTTAAAGGATTGTATGGCGAGGAAATAAAGCCTGTAAGATTTAAAAATTGCACAGATGCAAAAGAGTTCCTAGAAAAATATAAGGGTATAGATAACTATCCCATATATGGACAAACAGATATGACTTATCAATATCTGTCCACAATCTATCCCGGAGAAATTGACTTTGACCTAACAAAGTTAGGCATATGGTCCATTGATATTGAGACTAAAGCCGACTCCGGATTCCCGAGTGTGGAGAATCCAACCGATGAAGTGTTGCTTATTACTGTAATGAATAATCACACCAAAGAAATGTTTACCTGGGGGGCAGGAGAATGGAAGCCAGGTAAAGAAACTGTAGACTTAAATGTAAATTATACCGTATGTGATGATGAACATGATTTATTAGAAAAGTTTATGCAATGGTGGGTAGATGAATACCCAGACATTATAACCGGTTGGAACTCCACACTATTTGATATCCCTTATATTGTTTCTCGTATTGATAAAGTATTTGGCAATGATGCTAAGAATACATTAAGTCCTTTTAACATGACTAGAAAAAGAACTGTTAGGATGCAGAATAAGGAGCTCTTAGCATATGATATTAAAGGAGTTACACAATTAGACTATTTAGATTTGTATAGGAAGTTTACTTATACAGCACGAGAATCCTATAAACTGGATTATATTGCAGAAGTAGAACTAGGCAAAAACAAATTAGAAAGTGGGTATGATACGTTTAAAGAGTTTTATGAGAATGACTGGAATAGGTTTATTGACTACAACATTATAGATACAAAACTTGTAGATGAATTAGAAGATAGGATGAAACTTATTGAACTGATTGCTACAATGACCTATGATGCTAAGGCAAACTTTAATGATATATTCTCAGCTGTAAGAACATGGGATTGTTTATTGTATAATCATTTGTTGGACAAAAACATAATGATACCTCAACGTAGGACAACACAAGGCAGGCGCATCGAAGGTGCCTATGTTCAAGAACCATATCCAGGTCAATATGATTGGGTTATGTCTTTTGATGCAACCTCACTATATCCTAGTATTATTATGCAATACAATATGAGTCCTGATACTTTAGTTCCAGGTATGTTGGATAGTTCAGTAGAAGATTTATTAGAGAAAAAAGTAAAAGTTGGTAAGTATGCTATGGCAGCTAATGGACAACAATTTACAAAAGAAAAACAAGGATTGTTTCCTGAGATAGTAGAAAAGTTTTTTGATGATAGACAAAGATATAAAAAGTTAATGCAACAGGCACAAAAAGCCCATGAAGCAGATAAAGACCCTAAACATTTAAATAATATTGCTAAGTTTAATAATTTTCAGATGGCTAGAAAGATTCAACTTAATAGTTTATTTGGTGCCTTGGCAAATGAATACTTTAGATTCTATGACGATAGAATAGCAGAAGGTATTACAATGACAGGTCAGTTCATCATCAGAGAAACTGCCAAGGCACTAGATGAGTATCTAAATAAAATATGCGACACTAAAGATGAGATGTATAGTTTTTATTCAGATACAGATTCCTGTTATATTACAATGGACAAACTTGTTCAGAAGTTTTTTAGTAAATTGCCTAAGGATAAAATTATCGACAACCTAGATAAAATAGGTGAGGAGAAAATAGAAAAGGCAATTAATAAGGCAATGAACAAACTAGCAGTATATACAAATGCCTTTGAGGAAAAGATATTCTTTAAACGCGAGGCTATTGCTGATAGAGGTATCTGGGTTGCAAAGAAAAGATATGCACTTAATGTTTATGACAATGAAGGTGTAAGATATAAAGAACCACAACTAAAGGTTATGGGTTTAGAAATTGTTCGTTCATCTACTCCCGGTCCTGTAAGAAAGTCCTTAAAAGAAGCAGTTAGAATTTGTTTAACAGGCGATGAGAAAGAATTACAGACTTTTGTTGAAGATACTTGGAACAAGTTTAAGGCAATGCCACCTGAAAAGATTGCCTTTCCTCGAGGGTGTAACAACTTAGAAAAATATTCTTCGGTTGCAGACATTTATAACAAAGGAACTCCCATTCATGTTCGAGGTGCTTTGTTATATAACCATATGTTGAAACAAAAAAACATTGGCAACAAGCATGAAAGAATACAAGATGGGGATAAAGTTAAATTTTTATATTTAAAAGAACCTAATAGTTTAGGTGAAAACACAATAGCGTTTTCTGCTAAACTTCCTAAAGAGTTTGGATTACATGATGTGGTGGATTATGAAACAATATTTGATAAGGCGTTTACAGAGCCACTAAATACTATTGCTAAAGGACTTGGTTGGAGCACAAAACCCATGGCATCATTAGAAGATTTATTCGGATAAGAATATGACAAAAGAAGAACTTATTGAGCTAATAACACATTTACATTCTGAAGATACAAAAGGAGAAATGTCTGGTGTTTTTATTGGTAGGCACGGTGAGGTGGTTACCACTGATTCTATTCGTATTGATATGGATGGGGGCAGAGTTATATTAGCACAAAGGGGTTCGGGTGAGGCAGAACAAAATAAAAGAAACTGGCAACAGGAACTTGAATTCATTAGGAAACGAAAATGAGAGCACTAGTCGTAGGCTATGGTTTCGTTGGTAAAGCAACGGAATATCTATTACAAAAGACAAATGCCGAAATAAGCATATATGACCCACCCTTAGGCTTTGATAGTGAGGTTAGTGAGGTAGACTATGTATTTTTGTGCGTCCCTACTCCACTAAAAGATAACACATTAGATACTTCTATACTAGAAAAGGTATATGAACAATTCAAAGACAAACAAACAGTAATAAGAAGCACAATAGGTCCTGACCAAGTAGAAAAATTTCCTACTGCTATTATTATGCCAGAATTTTTAAGAGAACGTTCTTGGAAAGAGGATGTAGATAATCCTGACTTACCATTAGTTATAGGATTTCCAGGAGAAACTCTTGAAGGGTTTGTAGCCACATTTAAGGATATAAAAACCCTAACCGTATTAGGGGCAAAAAGTGCCTCAATGTTTAAGTTAGCAAGGAATGCCTCTTTAGCCATGAGAGTCGCACTTGCTAATGATTTTTATGAAATATGCGAACAGCATGGAATACCATATAATGATATAGCTAATCTTTTACAAAAGGATATAGGATTAGGCGGAACACATTGGCAAGTTCCGGGTCCAGATGGACAGTTAGGTTTTGGTGGAAATTGTTTTCCAAAAGACTTGACACATATATCTACTTTATGTTATACTAACGACAATCCAATGGCTGTAGCCCTCACACAAAATAAATCTCGGAGAAAAGAATGAGCTTATTAGATAAAATTAAAAAGAACTCTACAATTAAAGAGTCCGGAATACTTTCCGAATCTAAATTTTTTAATATAAAAGATTTGATACAAACACCTGTTCCTGCTTTGAACGTAGCATTGTCAGGTAAATTAGATGGTGGACTAGCACCAGGACTTACAGTTTTTGCAGGTCCAAGTAAACATTTTAAAACAGCATTTGCTATGTTACTTGCTAAGGCATATTTAGACAAGTATGATGATGCTGTCATTTTATTTTACGATTCAGAGTTTGGTGCTCCTCAAGGATATTTCGATTCCTTTGGCATTGATACTGATAAAGTTATTCATACGCCTATTACAGACATCGAACAATTAAAGCATGATGTTATGTCGCAATTAAATGGTTTAGAGCGAGGTGATAGAGTAATGATTATTGTTGACTCTGTGGGTAACTTGGCTAGTAAGAAAGAAGTAGATGACGCATTAGATGGTAAGAGTGTTGCTGATATGACAAGAGCAAAACAAATGAAGTCTTTATTCAGAATGATTACACCGCATTTAACTATTAAAGATTTACCAGCAGTTGTTGTTAATCATACATATCAAGAAATGGGATTGTTTCCTAAAGCTATTGTTTCAGGCGGAACAGGCATTTATTATTCTGCTGATAACATTTTTATTATTGGTAGAAGGCAACAAAAAACAGGTTCAGATGTTTCGGGTTATGACTTTGTAATTAATGTTGAGAAGTCTAGATTTGTTAGAGAAAAAAGTAAAATACCAGTTGAAGTATCTTTTGAAGGTGGTATTAGTAAATGGTCTGGCTTATTAGATATTGCATTAGAGTCCGGACACGTTACAAAACCTAGCAATGGTTGGTATCAAATAGCATCCGCAGGACCTGATAGTAAAAAGTTTAGAACAAAAGAAACTTACACTAAAGAGTTCTGGCTACCTATTATAAAAGATGAAACATTTGGAAAATGGATTGAAGCCCACTATCTTATTTCATCAGGCGCAATAATGCAAGAAGAAATTTCAGAGGAAGATATTGCAGAAGCATATGACGATATTGGGTAAATGTGACCGTTGTGATTCAGATATCCTTGACAATGATGAGGGTATATGTTTTAATACACAGGAAGGTGAGGTCTACCTATGTGAACCTTGCATAGAACAAATAAGAAAGGAATTTATTGATGAGATTAGAAACACAGATACTGAGCAATCTATTATTTAACGAAGAATATGTAAGAAAGGTAGTTCCTTTTTTAAAGACAGATTATTTTTTAGAAGTTGAAGATAGAGAAGTTTTTAAATGTATCTCAGATTTTGTTATAAAATATAACTCCCCTCCTAGTAAGTCTGCACTTCTCATTGCACTACAAGAAAACAGAAAAATATCTGAGGACTTGTATGCTAAATGTGAAACGTTAATTAATGGACTTATAGAAGATAACACTAATGAGGAATGGCTTTTAGATACTACTGAACAGTTCTGTAAGGACAAAGCTGTATACAATGCCATTATGGAATCTATACAAATTATAGATGGTAAGGGAGATAAGACCCCAGATGCACTCCCTAACATACTCTCAGATGCCCTAAGTATAGGGTTTAATGTTACAGTAGGGCATGACTATATAGAAAATGCTGAAGAACGTTTTGATTTTTATCATAGACTAGAAGAAAAAATGCTTTTCGATTTAGAGTTCTTCAATAAAATTACTGAGGGCGGTCTATCTAACAAAACATTAAACATAGCACTTGCAGGCACGGGTGTAGGTAAGTCTTTGTTTATGTGTCATATGTCCTCAGGTGCTATTAAACAAGGTAAAAATGTTTTATACATTACATTAGAAATGGCAGAAGAAAGAATTGCAGAACGTATAGATGCAAATATGATGAACATTGCTATACA